GTTTATTATTTTTAAATTGTTTTTTAGACACATTTGGTTTTTTATTTTGATTTAAATTTTTACTCATATTGTTGTTGTATCCATTAGGTTTTTGCGCTAAGGTAACACTATCATTTCGATTATGCTTATTTGGCAAACCAGAGTGGTCAGCTCCAGGGTTGGCAATTCGGGTAACCCACTTTCCAAATCTCTTAGTATATTTAGATGATACTAAATTAGAAATTGGCTCTACCAAATTGTTAGCCAAAAAATTGACTCCCCGGGCAAATCCATTACTTATTGTGACCCCAGCTGTACCTGCGGGGTGTGTTTTAATTGGTTTTATGTTGTTCGATTTCATTGTGTTTTAACCTCAGTTTCATGGCGGGCATCCTGAGGAACGTCATAGCCCAGGTTTTCGTTTCCTTTATTTAATTAATTTGTTTTGGGACTATTACGTTAGCCCATAGTGAATTCTCCAGGATCCACACGTGTCTTAGACATGTTAAGGTGACAATTTTACAAATTTTACTTCAACGCCCCCATACGACCAATATATGAGAGGACAAGGGGAATTTATATATTTTTGCACTGTTGTCCATTTAAACCTGACTTTCACAGGATTTGTTGACCTAATTCAGTGGCAGGTCCATAGTACCCACTGAAACGTAGAAGCCCTAAAGGCGAGAATTTCGATTCTTCTGCTAACAGCAACTTTAATTAACCCCTTATTCAAACATTGATACATAAATGTCTTTAATTCCAGCTGTTTCACGATCAAACATAGCTGTCAAATAAGGGTGATCAAACCGTCCAGATTGAAAATTTTTTACAATCTCGTCCATCATTTCACTACCAAAACCATAACGCATTAACACTGCATAATCAGTCATATTGGTTTTATGTGATTCATCCTGGACGATTTTATGCTCCTCCAGCCTCAAATAACGTGACAATTGTATCATCTTACGTCTGCTCAAAAGTTCAGGTTTTTGCCAAAACCAGTAACTAATCTTTTTTTTGCAGCCTTGTAAAATTCATCATAAAATCTTATAAATCTTAGATGTTTCATACCTTCTATCACACCGTTCAAAACTGTCCTGGGATCTAAATTCATTGGAGGGTTTATGAAATACCCAAATTTAGATAACACCTTCCCAGGTAACGGAACTAAGGTTAAGCCTGTGGTTGTCTCCACAAACATACCTGAACAAAACTCTGCGTCATATATACTATTTCTATATAAACTATCGGTTTTGAAACCAAGGTCCAAAAATGGTTTTTTCCAATCAATCCTAGGCCCTTGGTGCCTAAGAATGTT